ACAGCCGTATATCCTGTTGAGAATCCATTGGATTTCGGCGAAGTATTGTGGAATCCATCAACTGCCTGTGAAGTATTATATCCAGCGTAGATATAATTCGAATTCAGAGCTAGAAAATCCTTGTAGTAAGTTCTAGTAGGACTGTCCCCATCAGCTGTTGCGTCTTTTGCTTTCGAAAGACTCAAGAATTTCTCAAGAATAGTTCCTTGGCCTCCTGTTACTGAACCCTTATCATCAACAACTACAACGTGAATAGCGTCGTTATTTGCACTTCTAGAAGAAGAGAAGTTGTTATCGACAGGTTTAGGTGCCAGTGATTTCCAATAAACAACAGAGTTGGACAAACCAAGTGTTTGTTGTTCATACCAATCAACTGCTGAAGCAGCGGCTGTTACTTTTCCATTACCAGTATTAACACCAACGTTGTTTACAAACAAAATACCATCAGCTGCTTCAAACGAACGAGCTGCGTTGGATTGTTGATAGTTCAGTTTGGTTTCTGTACCAGCTGAAGAAACCTGAGATACAATCTTAACATCGATTGTGGAGTTTCCATTGACAGTATCGGTAGAAACACCAGTAATGATGCCCTTCAGATAACCAGTAAATGTTGTAGTTGTTCCTGCTCCAGGAATAACAACATTACTAAGTGCACTTGTTACACCGTGTCCAACAATGGCTCCAGCCAATAACGGACTGACGGTGGTGATTCCAATTCTTTGGTCAGCTTGATTGTCAATCGTACATACTTTAAGATTAGTTGCCCATGAACCGGGATTCTTAGAAGCGTATACGAAAGAGTTGTCGTTCAGATGATTTTCTTCATAATCATCGTAGTTGTCGATTTTAACTGTAGCACTTGCTGCTCCAACAGCAGCGTTAGCATTATTCAACGAACCGCCACCGGTTCTTACTACTTTCAAAATACCACCATAGCTCAGGAAAGAGCTCGCAGACATCCAATACTCATACTGTCTGTCAGTAGACATTGGCTTACCATATGTATTGATAAGCTGTTGCTCAGTCTCGATCGTAATCGCTTCATCGACAGGACCGATAGCAAAAGGTCCTGCAATTGCTCCGATGTTGTCGAGAACGTTCTCTGACCTTCCTACTGTTTGATCAACTTCCCTGATTAAAATACCAGGAGATAATTGAGGAGTAGCCATTTGTTTCTCCTTAGTTCTCAGTTATACCTGAAAATATTTATGAAAATTAGGGATTTAGGTGGGAAAGCAATGGGTGAACACTCTTACCAGTCAGGATATGACCAATTTGTCGATGTATTTCTCTTTCCTCTATTTTTTATAATTCTTTTTATACTACAAAACTTGCACTCATATGAATATGAGGATGGATTTATTCCCTTTCCTTTCTTGTAAAACTCATCGATCAAATTTTTAGTTACACCACAAGTTCTACATCTCCTATCCGTGAGGAATAGTGGACCTAGTGATAGTTGGTCATCAATATTCATTACCAAGAATTCCACATATAATCCATACCACCAGCAGTTGTTCCATACTCATCATTTTTAGCAACAGACCATCTGTCACCTTCACTATCTACAAAGCTAGAAGAATCCAACCCATCATCGATAAAACCAAATGGAGCCATGTCTTGTTCGATTTGGTTCTTTTGGTCTTCATACAACCTCTTACGAATATCTTGATCTGTAAGTTCTTTGAAATAATCTTGAGCAACTAACCAGGCATAGATTACAAGACACATAGCCAAGTCATCATTACAACCTTCTTCTGCTTCAAAAGAATTTGATTTAGAGATGAAGGTTGTTAGTTCTGAAATTATATCATAATCACACAACATCAGTTTATCTTCCTCAATCATTGTCTTGAGATTTAGTGATCCAACCTTCTTCACAGTCTTTGACATCTTAACACCTAATTGTGTCTTCTGTCCAGAGAAACCTTGTCCGACAATCTGACCTGCTCTACCTCTCATAGAACACATCAGTAGGTTCTGATACTCCAAATCATATTGGAGAATAGAAGCTACCTGATCACCAACATCATTTACTTCACATAAAATGAAAGCTTGATTGTAACTCCTAGCCACCTCATAGATGACACTTGGAAACAACATTGGTTTAATAGTATTATCTCTATACTTAGCTACAACTTTATGAGGGAATGTAGTTATGTCAACAACAACAAAGGCACTGTAATCATTACCAACCCCACGTGCAACGTCAACAGTAATCGCATAATCATGCTTGTCCTCAGGTTTAATATAGACATCCAATCCAGCATTAGTTTGTATAGCCTTGTCAAACACCAGAGATTTCAGTTTACTTGGTGCAATTAGTGTGTCAACAGATCCAAGGAACTCACACTCAAACTCAATCTTGAATTGTTGTTCTGACGTGTTGGCAATAGTTTGTTCTTTCCATACAATATCTCTACCAGGAACTTCTGACCAGTGAACATCGGTTGGAATATATTCGTTTCTCTTTTTCTCTGCATCCATCCACAATCTATAAAAGTGGTTCATCCCGTGTGGGGTGGATACAATAATTACTTTCGTTGATTTACCTGAAGTGATAGTAGGATATACAGAGGCAAAGAACGCGTCAGCAACGTGATTAGGAACAAAGGCGAACTCATCCAGAAAAAGAATGTTAAAAGACATTCCTCGGACAGCTGAAGCGGAAGTTGATGCTGCGAGTATTTTCGATCCGTTTTCCAGTTCGATGTTTCCTTTATTCCAGACCAGAATGCCTTGTTGCATCCACTTAGGTAAGTTCTCATATGCAGTAGCTAACCTCGCTAATAGTTCCCTAGCAGTTGTGGCTTTGTTTGCCAGAATACCAATATTTACACTGCTATTAAAAATAGCATAGTGAAGTAGATACGACACACATGTGGTAGACTTACCAGTCTGTCGCGGCATCTTACAGATATTAAATCTGTTGTTATGAAAATTATTGATTAACTTCTCTTGGAAGTCATAAGTTTTGAACGGTTGAAGACCATGATCCAAGGTCACAATCTTCACATAGTTTTGAGCAAAGTATACGGGATCATCCTTACACTTAATATACTCCTCAATCTGTTCTTGTGTGAACTCAATTGGTGTATTCGCCTTTTTTAGAAGGGGATTACCAAGATAAACATCATTACTCATAAATTACTAACAATTCCAACGACGACGTGCAGCTAATCCTCTTTCTCCTTTCCAACTTTTAGATCTTGCACAGAAACTCTTTCTACGTCCTGCAGCCTTAGAACCAGCTTTCAATTTAGATGGAGGAGTTGTAACAGCAGTTTTCAGGTTACCACCTGTTCTCCTGTTATACTTAGCAACACCCTTAGCTGTCATACCAGCTCCACTATCAGTGCTTCTCTTGTCACCAGACTTCTGAGACATACCAGTCATATCTTCTTCGATGTTCTCTTCAGACTGTAGATCACTTTTCTGTTTCGAACGAGAAGCTCTCATCTTACTTCTAATCAGAGATCTTTTTCTGTTTTCATCAGACTGCATTCTATCTTCAACTTTTTTATTGATGTCCTCTGTAATATCAGACTCAGTTGCCGCGGATGATTTTACAGCATCACTGACATTATTTACACTAAATTTGTCAAACATTTTGGGTCCATAACCACATGTTCCACGAGTTTCTCTCTTCTCACAGAGACGACAATACTTCTCTTCTTCTTTTTTCTCAAGAATAGTTTGTTCACCTACATTGATATATGGATCGTCATAATCCACAATAGACATTGAGTAGGATCTTAACTGAGAACCAGGATACATCTTATTCAATGCATCGGCAACCTTCTGCCTATTAGGTACAGTTGCATCAGGGAAGAATAACTTCACCATCATCATCTTACCTCTCCAACCAAAGATAACCTGATACATGTTACCAGTTTGAACTTTAGTTCTCATTAATTCTTGAAGTTGCCCACCTTTGATGGGGTCAGCCTTGATGATATCAACTGATTCAATCTCACGAGGTTTGAAATCTCCTGCATCTTGAACAAGGATACCACCAGTAACTTCTTCTTGTTGTTGTTT